CACGTAAGGAGTCGTCGGCAGCGTCAGATGTGTATAAGAGACAGGTGAAATAAAGTCTTTATTGAAACAAATTATCGATAAACTGTAATCGTCATAAATATATCTAGATAAAGCACACTATAAAATGGCTGTATTTTTTGTCAATTTAATGATTGATCAGGGTGCTGACTTTCAACAGACATTTGATCTGACTGCGGCAAATGCCGAACCACTAAACTTGACAAATTATACTGCCACTGCTCAAATGAGGAAACATAGTGGTAGTAAAAAGGCCTATAATTTCACTGTCGAATTTACCGACAGGACTTCTGGTCAAATGAAAATTCTTCTAAGTGATGTTATCACCAGAAGGATAAAACCTGGTCGTTATGTCTACGATATAATTTTGACCGACTCCAATTTAGAGAAAATTAAAATCCTTGAGGGTCAGGCACTAGTGAGAGGAAGTGCAACTAGGGAGTAACTAAATGGCAAGTACCAGAATTGGTGGTGTCAACGGTATTAAAGTAATAGCCACCTCCAGAGCCGAGAGTGGTGGTACATTAAAATCTCTTACCGATACGCAGGTAACAGATCCACAAACGGATTATGTACTCGTGTATAACGCTGTGAGTGGCTTGTGGGTTGCTCAGGAAGGCCTGGGTACTGGTAGCGTGGTTGATGGGGGATCCTTCTAATGGCAATTATTAAAATTAAAAGGTCCACAGGGACCAGTGCCCCGTCTTCTCTAGAACACGGCGAATTAGCTGTAACTATTGATGCTGGTAATCAGGCTACATATAGTAACCGTGCTGGCCGTTTGTTTGTAGGTAATGCAGACGGTAATCCAGTAGTAATTGGTGGTGAGTATAACGCCAGATTATTAGATCACGAACCAGGTGTTCTTACCAACAATTCAGCTATTGTTGTTGGTGCTGCTAGTACCATTGACCATCTGAACGTAGTTGGTATTGCAACCCTCTCTATAGTGGGTATTAATACATTAGAGGTAATTGATGTTTCTGTTGCTAGCAGTATTACTGTTGGTACTAATACAGAGGGTCAGAATTTCTATGCATTATCTGATGGAACCACAAACGTTTATAATCTGATTCATTCTGGAATATCTACAAATTCAAGATTATATCCAGTTTTATTTGTAAATTCTGATAAACAGGTTACCTCCAACAATACATTCACTTGGATTGATGAGATACAACAAGTTTATAGTGACGTTGATGTAGCTGCTGGTAGAACTTCTTTTGGTCTTGCTGGTATCTTTACCACAGGCAGAATTGAAAATCTGATAGCTGGTATTGGTGCTTCGACGTATAGTTTCCCAAATACCCGCGAAGTAGCTGCTGGTCAGATTCTGGTTGCTGATGGTAATGGTGTACTTGGATTCGCAACAAACGATCAAAGATTAAACTTCATCGGTAATGAATTTAGTGGTAGTGTTGGATTAGGATCCGAAGTTTTTGAAATTCTTGGTGGTACAAATATCTACACCGTAGCGACTGGTGTTGGTAAAACTATTACTATCAACCTGACAGATGATGTCTTGGTTGGTGGTGCATTAACTGTCACAGGCGACATGACGGTTAATGGTAATTTAACTTATCTCGCTTCAACTATTACCCAGATTGAAGATAAGAAAATTGAACTGGCTGTACCAGAGTCTCCTCTCACTCCAACAGATGCTTCAGCTGATGGTGGTGGTATTGCCATTAAGGGTGATATTGATTATGAGATTGTTTGGAGTAACTCAAGAGATGCATTCACTGTTAACCAGGGATGGGAACCATTAGGAGATAATACACTTTCCCTCGGTTCAACCAGTGTACAGTGGAAATATGCATTTGCAAGAAATGCAATTCTCGGAAATCTTGACGTAACTGGAATTTCCACGTTTAATAATGTTGTAATCACAGGTGTTTCTACCTTTACAACAGTTGACATTAATGGTGGTTTCATTGACAACACCGTCATTGGTTCAGCTACATCCACTACAGCTGATTTTACCCGTCTTGGATTCCTTACCGCTTTTGGTGAAAACGCCACAATAATCGATCTGTCGGTAACTGGTGTAGGCACCTTTGCAAATCTAGCCTTTACGGGTTCGGATAGAAATGGTGTCGGTTATGCAGGAACCAATGGTTATGTAGGGTTTAGTTCTTCTCCATCGGCAGGTATCTCAACTTCCACATATATACTTACGTCATTGGGTATTGGCACCGCCGATATTCCTGTTTGGACTGATACTATTGACTGTGGAACATACTGAGAATATTGACGCAAATCTCTTACTAGATTTGACCTTAAAAAAGATAGAGGCTTTGCAAAAGGAAAACCTTCTTTTGCAAGCCCAGGTCATATCTCTTAGGCAAAAAATCAATCAGAAAGACGAGTACTAAATAGCTGAAAGCTAGTTGTATATTCATGGCGAAACCTAGCACTAGACAAGAACTAATCGATTACTGTCTTAGACAGCTGGGAGAACCAGTTCTGGAAGTAAACGTAGATGAAGATCAAATTGATGATCTTGTAGATGACGCTATTCAATACTTCCAAGAACGTCACATGGATGGTGTTGAGAAGATGTTTCTCAAACACCAAATTTCACAATGGGAAATTGATGCTGCTAGAGCTCAACAGGTAGGATCGGTTGGTATCCACTCCAGATCGTTCAATGGTGCGACTGGTATTGGAATAACCCAAAGTAACATAACAATACCAAATCACGGACTTTCCACAGGAAATCAAATCTTTTACAGTTTCCAGGGAGTAGGCGAAAATTCCGAAGTATCAATTGGTATTAATACCAATGTTGTTTTAACTGGTGTAGGAACAACTTCATATTTGGGCATTAGCACTGGTTCTGTTGAACTCTACGCAATCGCAGATAATAGGAATCAGATAAGAGTTGCCGCAACTAGTGCAGACGCAAAAGTCGGAACCTATATAACCTTCACAACGGCTGGTATTGGATCTACTCACTTTATTACCACAAAGACGGAATATGTAGAGGCAAGAAATTATATTGAAATTCCTGATCATGTTATTGGAGTAAATGGTATTTTCAGATTTGATGATAATACAATCACACAGAATATGTTCAGTGTGTCATATCAGATTTTCTTGAATGACGTTTATAATTTCAGTTCTATTGAACTACTGACATACTCTATGGTTAAAGAATATCTTGAAACTATCCAGTTTCTTATTAGTCCAGATAAAAAAGTAAGATATAACAAACGAGGTAATCGTCTGTATATTGACATGGATTGGGCTGGTGCCAAGGCGGGAGATTACATTGTTATTGATTGTTATAGAATTCTTGATCCATCTACAAATCAAGAAGTTTACAATGACAGTTTCTTGAAGAAATATCTAACCTCCTTGATCAAACGTCAGTGGGGTCAGAATTTGATGAAGTTCCAAGGAGTTCAATTGCCTGGTGGCATAACACTCAATGGAAGACAACTATATGAAGATGCATTGAGAGAACTTGCAGAGATGCAACAGAGAATGTCATTTGATTATGAACTTCCCCCACTCGACATGATCGGATAATGGCATTAAATCCTTTTTTCAGACAAGAAGTTGCCAGTGAACAAAGACTGGTACAAGATTTGGTTAATGAACATCTTAGGATGTACGGCCAAGAAGTTTATTATATGCCTAGAAAGTATCTTGGCACAGATACAATCATGCGAGAAAATACTCTCGCAATTTTTAATGATGCATATTCAATTGAAGCTTATGTTGCCAACGTAGATGGGTTCCAAGGATCTGGAGATCTGATGTCCAAGTTTGGCATCAGAGTAACGGATGAAGCTACTTTTATCGTTTCAAAGGAAAGATTTGAAGATTATATTGCGGACATCATGTCCAACGTGAACGCTGGTTCACCTCAACGTAAAGGAGTTGATACAAACTTCTTTCCAGATAGACCAATGGAAGGAGATTTGGTCTATTTTCCTCTTACTGATAGTTTGTTTGAAGTTAAGTTTGTAGAACACGAAAATCCTTTTTACCAACTTGGACAACTTTATACTTATGAACTGAGATGTGAGTTGTTTGAGTATGAACAAGAAGTTATTGATACTGACTTCGAAGATATTGATAACAATGCTGCCAATTATGGTTATGTCGTAACATTAAATCTCGCTGGTTCTGGTGTTCAGGCCACGGCAAGTGCTGGAATTAAAACTGGATCGGTTCATAGAATTGTTCTTGAGAATGATGGATATGGATATTCAACGGTTCCAACAGTTTCTATTTCAACCTCTCCAAATGGAAGTTCCATCGCAAACGCAACTGCTGTAGCTATTGGTACTATTGGGGCTGGAAGTACGACATATTCCATCCAATCCATTGAGATTGTTAATAGTGGATTTGGATATACACAGACACCATCAATAACAATCGTTGGTGATGGATTTGGTGCTAAAGCCAGAGCCGATATTTCAGCAACTGGTGTTCTCTTCATTGATGGATTTACATCTGGAAACGGATATAGTGTTGATGCAAATGTTGGAATTACTACATCTCCAGTTGGATTGTCTAGTGCAAATGCGGTTGCTAGGGCAATTGTCACTAATGGCTCTGTAAGTGGATTCCGATTTACAAATGCTGGATTTGGATATACACAGACACCAACACTTGTAATTGATACTCCTTATAGAAAGAGACTTGCTATTGGAATTGCTGGAGTCACAACATCTGTTGGAACATACACAACTACAGGAATAACTACGGCAATAATCGGCATTGGAACCACTGTTGTTGGTGTTGCAACAACGGCTGCTAACTTCGATGATGCAACACCAACAGTGTTGAGTGGAATCGACACAACTGGTATTGAAGTTGGTGATCAGCTTCAAGTTGGTTATGGTGTAAGTGATGGAACATTTGTAACTCTGATTGGAGTTGAGGGAACTCCAGATGTTGTTACACTTGGTTTAGATTTAACTTTCGTTGGAACAGGAACCAGTGTATTTACATTTACAAGAATTATTCCTACTGGTGTAGTTACTTCAATTTCAACATCATATACTACGGAATATCTACTTGGAGAGTTGAGCTCCGTAAGTGTTACTGATCCTGGTATTGGATACACACAAGCTCCAACAGTTACAATTGCTGATCCTTCAGCATTTAGAGCCGGAATTATTACTGCTGGAATAGGAATTGGAAGCACCGTCAACTCACTTACAGTATTCAATTCTGGAGTTGGATATGGTGTTACACCAGTCTTAAGGATTTCTGATCCTTCAGGATTTAGAGTCGGAATCATTACTGTTGGCCTCTCAAACTCTGGTATTGGAACAACTATCGGATCAATTTCAGTTGCAAGTTCTGGTGCTTTCTATGGATCTGCTCCAATATTGACAATTACTGGTCCAAGTACAACTCCAGATAATTTGAGTATAAGCACTGCTACTGCGGTTGCATTTATTAACAGCACTGGAATTATAACTGGTGCTCAAATAACCAATCCTGGGTACGGATATACAACAACTGATACATTGACAGTGACTTTGACTGGTGGAATCAGTACTGCTACTGCTACCGTTGCTATTAGTACTGTTGGTATTATGACAACCACGACTATAACCAATCCTGGATTTGGTTATACTACTATTCCTACGGTCAGCATTATTGGTGGTATTGCTACAGCTACTGCAGTTTCTGTCATCAATTCTTCTGGGGCCGTCACTGGGGCCAACGTAACATACGCTGGATTTGGTTATACTACAATCCCATCAGTAACCCTCTCAGAACCAAGAAATCCAATCAACTCTGGGGATTACATACTGAATGAAATGGTTGTTGGTCAAACAGGATTAACAACTGCACTTGTAAAAGGATGGAATAAGGTCACTAGAACTCTTGAAGTTTACAGTGTTGCTGGAAACTTTGGTATCGGTGAAGTTATCGCTGGTAGTGCTGGAACTGTTGGTGCTGCAAATACTGACCATGTAACAGGCGCATACATTCTTGAGTCTGTTCAATATGATCAATTGGATGCAGTTGGCACAGATGCGTATGCAGACAATAAAGAATTCCAAGACGCAGCTGATGACATTGTTGATTGGAATGAGACCAACCCATTCGGGACATTCTAAATAGTTAGAAAACATCATGGTAGGCACTTACTTTTATCATCAAATCCTGAGGAGAACCGTAATTGGTTTCGGTACTCTTTTCAACAACATCGAGATTCGACAGAAAAGCGATTCTGGAGAGATTGAGAACCGACTTAAAGTGCCATTGGCTTATGGTCCAATGCAAAAGTTTCTGGCAAAAATTGAACAACAACCAGAACTGAGAGGTAGACCTGCGATTACTTTACCAAGACTCTCGTTTGAGATGACTGGTATTACATATGATGCCAGCAGAAAGGCGACAATTACACAGACATTCAGAACGAATACTGGTGGTCAGGCTGGTAACATAAGAAAAGTCTACATGCCAGTTCCATACAATGTTGCCTTCCAACTTAGTATTGCAACAAAGACTAACGATGATATGCTTCAGATCATCGAACAGATTCTTCCATATTTCCAACCAGCTCTTAATGTAACTATTAATCTGGTTGACAGTATTGGTGAGAAGAGAGATGTTCCTATTATCTTAGAGAACATCAATATGAGTGATGATTATGAAGGAAGTTTTGATAATAGAAGGGCAATGATTACAACATTGACCTTTACAGCCAAAACATATCTCTTTGGTGCTATTGCCGATAATTCCGATGGACTTATCAAGAAAGTACAAGTTGATTACTTTACAGATACTGATAAAGTCTCTGCAAGAAGAGAAGTACGTTATCGTGCAACTCCACGCGCATTGAAAGATTACAACAATGACAATACTAACAAACTTGCAAGACCACTAACACAAGAACAAACAGAACTAACCGTCTACAATGCATCAGGATTTGCAGCTGACGATTACATTGTTATTGGTTCTGAAAACATGCAAATCAAGTCAATTTCAGGAAATACAATCTCCGTTTATAGAGGAGTTGATGGAACGACCATTTCTGATCATGTTATTGACGCTACTATAGATATTATTAGTGGAACAAGAACTCCAGATCTGCCTCTGACTGGTGATGATGCTCTGATCCTTGATGGAGATGATTTTGGATTCAATGAACTCACATCATTCTATCAAGATTATAAAGAGTACTCGCCTTCACAAGGAACCGATGTTTAATTCTGAGGAACAACAATGGCGTTTGATGATATC